TTAGCCAGAGAACTCGCTTTCCCCTGCCTGCGGAACAGCTCCCGTTCCGATGTTTCCATCGCCAGTGCCTGTAACTCCAACATCCGTAGGTTCTGGAGGTGTTCCTTCAGGGGTTCCCACAGTTCCGGGTTGTTGACTAAGGGGATCAGCCTGTTCGCCAGTTGCTTGTCCAACATTATTTTGCATTCCTATAATCTGTGCGGCTATTGCCGCTTCTTCGGGATCGTTAAGGATTTCGTCAGGATCAAGATCCAAACTATACGCCANTTCGCTAATNAGTTTAGACATCTTAACNAATGGTGCAATAGCTGGGTTTTGAGCCGTCTGAAGAAACATCGTCAACCGCTGACTTCTTACTTCTTTTTGCATGAGGCTATTTGTACCCATAGCCTTAATCTCTAGATCACCAGCAGTCTTTAGATCTCCATCAAAAAACTGCATATTCCATTGGAAGTATGCTTTGCCCAAAGGCTTTAGTAAGAAATCATCAAGATTCTTTACGACTGTTTTAATGTTAAGTGACGCCGCTCCAAGCAACATTGACATACCAGAAGCTGTACGAGTCATGCTCTGTACGCCTGTCTGACCATGCGAATAGCTAGGAATACCTGTCTGTTCGTCTGCAAGCTGTCTGAACTTATCGAACATCATCATGTTTTCTTGAGATGTGTTCGGGAACTTTAAGCCATGAATAGCTTGGCCTTGCATACCCGACTGACGCCTAAAGACTTTGCCGGGATAGATTTCCATGCTTTGTCCACCGACAAGCATAGTTTCATCTACGTCAAATACTAACGAGCCACTAAGGGCTAGGTTATCAATTGCCAGCCTTGCATGACCATTCATAATCTGCTGGCTGTCATTCATGTTTTCTGCTACACCTACGCCAAAAAAGCTATAGGGGTTTCTTTCGTATGGAAACGCATTGTAGGGAATGCGGTGTGGGGTGAAGGGATTAATAACAGCCCTGAGTACAAGACCATTACAAATCCAAGCATTGATTTGTACTTCATCGAGAATATCTACTCCTTCTGGAAGTTCTATGCCAACCTCTTTAGCATACTCTGCATCCATCAAGCCCCAATACTCAAGGACTTCAAAACGACTAGCACCCATTTCTGACATACGCTGATCGTCTTTGAGTTCGTACTCGTAGTCTTCTTCTGTGTAGTTAGGGCCAAGCATCATACAATCACGAATAGCATCTTCGTTAAAGTATGGCATTTTTCGTAATGCTCTAATCTGAGAACGATTAAGCTTGTGACGATGTACTACATACTCGCATTCTTCGATAGATGTAGCATTCGGATCAGGAAAGAAATCCCAAATACTTACAAACTCAATGCGGGGTACACGCACAGAAGTAGGCATATACTCGCGTCCATCTTCGCTGTCTTCCCAACGATGAAGAGTCTTATTAAAATTAAATGGGCCTTTTACAATACCTGTTCCAAAAAGCGTAGCCTCAAAGATGGCGTTTCGGAGTTCTGTAGAGCCGCCTGACTCATCAATTTGATCGTGAATAAGCTTTTCCATGTTTCTCGCGGCTTCTTTAGCTGGAGAAATTTCTGGAATATTAGGAATAGGTGTAGGGCCTTCAACAAAAGTAACTTGATCGTTGTTTTCTAAGTCTTCAAATATTCCTTGCCCAGAGTTCATTCTAGCTCCGGGTTTTAGTACACGACCATCCCCAGCAAAGCCAACACCGTCTTCGACCATTTCTTCGGGTGCTTCGCGCTGTGCATTTGTCTCAATGCCGGGAGCCGCCTGTGTGTCAAGGTGCATATACTCACTAACGCCTTCAGGCAGTGGAGTATGTGCTACACCAATTGGAAACTTACCTGTACCAAAAATTACATCAATAAGCTGTCCAAAAGCCGCAAGAACTTTAGTCTTCGTAACTTTAATAAATACACGAGACTTTTCAGATTCTCTGAATCTTACGTTCTTTGGATAGATTCCACGGAAGTTGTGATACGCCGTAATCCAACGGTTTTCGTCAGAGTCTCTAGCCATTTTAGAATCTGCAAACCGTGCTTCAATAAGACCAGCAAGGTTTGATTTGACTTGAGCATCTGCATTGATAGACAGACCATCTTCACCTTCTACTGGTTCAAAGTAAAGACTGTTTGCGCTATCAACTATAGTATTGTTTTCTGCCATGTTTATCCCATTGGTGTTAGGCTAATGATTGCATATATTACTGTAAAACCAATCGTTGTGCCTAATAAATAAATACCGTATGTATTAAAGGGTCGCCAAATTTTGTGTTTCATTAATACCCAAATGTCCCGTCTGAAGGTTGATAAATAGTTTCACGGTGTAGCTGGCGCATACGACTAAAGGTGTCATCTATGCGCGGCCTAGACATAATAAGATACCTCAACGCATCATACGCATGGTCTGGTGCATGGGTATCTACATCTTCAGGGTTGCTTTTATCCAGAGGAATACTTTGCAGTTCGCGTATCAGGTTAGGACAAGTATTAAATATTTGTAATTTGGGCCTTCCGCTTTGCTGAACCTTCAAGTATTCGTGGATTTGAATCTTACCTGCAACTCTGTTTTTATCCGCTCGTCTTAGCTTATGTCCAGCCTTTACGAGCGTTTCTCCAACGGTAGGGCCTGTTTGCCCTGTGCGATTCCAACACGCTGTGTCTAATACGCCCGGAACGCTCATTGGATCATTTAATTCCATTTCAGCAATCAGTTGAGCTAGGTCTGTTGCTAATAGTCCTTTTCGATAGAGTTCTCTGTATATTATTAACGTATTGTCGTCTCTATCTATTGCACCCCAGACACAAGCTGATTCTGAAGCATATCCATAGTCAATGCCTTTTACACGATCCCAATGTATCGGGATTTCAAAAGGATCAATAATATGGATGTTTCTGTCAAACTCTGTGAAGGCCGCACCTTCTGCAACCTCCCAATCACCTTCTAATAACTGTCGCCGTTGCGTAGGTGGCAACGCCTTCAGCATTTGTTCATAGCGTCCATCGTTTGCTAGGTATGGATTATCATCTAACCTAGCAGGAATGAACTTACGGCTTAGACCGTCTGAGCCTTTAAAAGACTCGTTGGGTGGTGATGGATCAATATATCTTTTCTTTACCCAATGCGCTCCAACACCACCGGGGTTAGCGGTACACCGCATATATGGTATAATCTCTGGGTCTGTTGTACGCAGTCGTGAAGCCAAGTAGTTCCAAGAAAATTCTGTAGCTTGGTGCGTAATCTCATCAAACCCAATCCAACTATACGCTTGTCCTTGGTAGCGGTAAACATCTGCATCCCTCTCCAAGAATCCAAATTCAATTTTAGCTCCAGACGGAAAGTTCCAGAGCTTTTCTACTTCTTTGTACTTACAACCGGGAAAGGCTTTCGGGTAGAGTTCACGAGACTTGTCTATTAGCTCCCGTAACTCTGGCATAGAACGCCGCAGGATTAAAGCCCTATGCGCTCCCCGATGAGCAAAACGCAATGGATCAACAAGCATTGCGTAGCTCTTGCCTCCACCAGCCGCACCACCATACAAAACATCAGTCTCAGAAGCGGCAAGAAAGTCAGTTTGTGGGCCTTCATTGGGCCTAAAGATGACGTTCTCTTCTGCGACAGCCCTCAACGCCTTGGGCAAATCATCCGTTTCTGTTGTTATTCTTCCTTCGGCTTTTGCCTCTTTTCCCTCTATTTTGTTTAAAGTTTTTTTAGAGGTGTCGAGTGACCGTTTATAGTTTTCAAGTTTGGTGCGAGCCTGCGCTAACCGTTTTTCTTTCTTTCGTACAACTTTCCTTGCATCAATCTGTGCCTTGGTTTTGGAGTGGTAGTTGTAGCCTCGACCTGTCGAACCTTTTGGTCTGCCAGTTTTCTTACGAGGTGTTCCATCCTTTTTGAGTATAAAATCCCCGTTGTCGTCTCGCATATACGCATCAGGGTTAGTCTCCCAATCATTCATAGCGGTCTACAATCTTTTTTAAACCAGTATGAGATATAGTTCTATTTGTATCATACTCTAACCAAGTAGCCGCTTCACGTAAAGATAAAACATTATTTTTTACTAGCGGTACGATTTTATTGAGGGCTTTAAGTTCGACCTCAACTTCTTCTAGATGTTCACCATCTTCCATCAGCTTATAGCCAAATGGAATAGTGCTACTACTACGCCTCTTCATATTGACCCTCTATAACTACTTCTTGTTTTGCTGGTAGTATAAAGAGGCCATTAGAGTTTTGCAAGTTTACATCTAGTTTGTCTGTCTTAGCTATCCCAACACGGTCTAGGAGCGTCTGAGCGGCCTGTAGACGGACGTTAGCTTGAGGTATAGGGTGTGTACTATCCATAACCTCAACGAGCTTCAGAGAAGCTTTGGGGGCATTCTGGGCTAATATATTCTCGGCTAGTTCAATTATCTCTGTTTTAAGTGCTTTAACTACGGATGTATATGAGCCTTCAGCATACCCCGCTAATTCTGCCGCACGTTTTGTATCACCATTGCAAGATACAAGGTGATCCAAGAACGATTGTTGTTTTGTAGTTAATTCTTTATTCATAACTATATATTATATACCTGATATAAAGATCTGTCAAGTAGTTATTACACTGTTGTATGGTAATAGTTGGCAGAAGTCTTGACAAAATTGGTTTTCAGGTATATAATAGATTATGTAGCCCACCGGGTACATATAGTCACAGGCCCCCTTTAAAGCCTTTGGAATGGGGCGACAAACTGGTTGACATTCAAAATCTTTGAAAATGTATAACATTGAGTATATATAGGTGGGGTAGGGGGTGGTCACCTGCCTAGCCCTTCAAAGCTTTGAAGGGCTAGGAAGCCTAGAATATTTTAAAGTCTTAAAATATTCTAGAATCCACTGCCAGAGTCTCTAAAGATCTTAGAGATCTTTAGAGACTCTGGTTGCCAGACTCAGAAATCTTTAAAAATTCTTAAGAATTTTTAAAGATTTTTAAAAAATCTATAAAAATCAAAGATTTTTTTAGATTTCATACGCGCCTGTGAAAAATCCTTTAGGATTTTTAGACTCAGCCAATCGCTTAGTACTTCAAAACTTTAAAACCCCCTCACGTAGTGAGGGTTTTAAAGTTTATGAAGTACTTAAAGGCCCTCCGAAGCCGCTTCAAGCCGAAGGCTTGGGGCAACACAAACTTACAATTCGGAGAATTGACTATGGCGAAGCCAGACTTCAGCAAAATCCCAGCCTCTAAAGAGGCTACCGGCCCACAAATCTCAGCGATTGCAAATCGCTTTGCGAAGCTTACGAATCCAGAGGATTCGTGGATGCTGACCAAGAAGTACACTGCGGTGCTGTACAGATTCCAAGAGGAATCTGGCAAGAAAATTACTCACGGCGAGATCCAAAAATTCTTCAAGTGCCGTAAAGTTCCTAAGAACTTTACGGAGATGCTGACCACCAAAGAGACTCCAAAGGAGTCTTCAAAGCCTTCTACGAAGGCTTCTCCCAAGACTTCAAAGAAGTCTTCAAAGCCTTCTACGAAGGCTTCATCGAAGCCGAAGGCTTCTCCTGAGACTTCAGAGCTAGAAGCTCTGAAGAAGCAAGTCGCAGACTTGACTGCCGCTGTTCAAATGCTTCTGAAGAACTCTTAAGAGTTCTTCAAAGTCTTCAAAGACCCCAGCTTTGCTGGGGTTTTTTATTTATAAATCCTAAACTCTAAAGGAGTTTTGTATGATTACATTGGAACAAGAAAAAATTGTTGTGGATGCCATAAATAAAATGGTGGAAACTTTGAAGAAAAACAAAGAGATATTGCACGAAGATCCAATTGAGATAACTCTTTTGGATGACTTTGAAACATATAAATTTATATTGCTGGGCGATGCCCGATTCGCATTTGATATTTACGGCCCGTCGAGGTCTTAGGGATTCTAGTCTTTAAAACCCCCTCACGAAGTGAGGGTTTTAAAGACGTAGAAGCCCTTAGAGAGTCGCTGAGTCGGCTCTCACTCACCCAAACTTCATTGCACTTGGAGGTGCTTATGTCTCAATTTGATTACTCAACGCTCGACCCCAACAAGCCTGCTTCATACCGTCAGTTTAACGGTGTTGCATATCACTTTGCTCAGTTGCACACCAAAGGTGACAAGACAAAAACATACATGGCGACTCGTATGTTCAAGGCTATTCTGTACAAGTTTTATAACGAGCAGGATATTCAAATGACTCATGGCGAGGCTCAAAAGTTTTTCAAAGCCAAGCGAGTCCCTGCTCAGTTCAAGCAATTGATTACTATCCGTAAGTAATCTTTATAGCCCCGCTTCGGCGGGGTTTTTTTGAGGTCTTTAATATGAAAGATAATTTTGTAGCAAAGAACGCTAACAAGTTCAACAAAGCTAAAGTATTTAAAGACCGCAAGAAAGCCTCAAAGAAAGTTAGAGGCCAGAAGCACAAAGATAAATCAGTTTAGCCCGTCTTGGGTGGGCATAGTTTGGTTGGCGCTATGCTTAAAAATGGTAAACTCGACACCACAAGGTGTGCATATAGTTTACAAGTCAACCATTCACCCAAAAACTTTACTTGGAGATACATTATGCGTTTTCTAGACTCAGAAACTAACTCAGCTTTTGGTGTAACTTATCACGTTGTCAATAACGGCACTGCTCCACAACCACTAAACTTTCGTGGTCGGCAGTCTGGTTGGAGAGATCGCTTTGAAAAGATGCAAGCAATGGAATGGTTTGTTGTTCCAAAAGCAGATCAAGCCAAGACTCAGCAAGCGGCTGTAACTTATCTTAGAGGGCGATATAGTTTTTACAAGATCAACGAGCAGGGTGATATGTGCTTGTTGAAACTTCGTTAATCCGTGGGGGAACTTCGGGGGCTTCGGCCCCCTTTTTTATTTGGAGAATATTATGCTTTGGAATAATGAATGTGGTCACCCGCAAGAAAATTATATTTGTAGTGTTATTGGGCCTGTTGATTCTTATGATGTATTTGTTGTGCCTAATAGATTTGATAATCGAACTGAGTTTTGTTTGCGGTATGGTAATGAAGATTATCAATATCTTAGTAGTTGGAATTGTGAATGGATTGAGCGGCGAATATCCCACTTAAATAAATTTGCTGAGACAGTCCAAGATAAACTAGAATTAAAAATGTTTCAGGCCCTGAAATACGAAATACAAGAAAATAATTATTGGGATCTCACTTGGGATCTCACCCCTGAAGTTAAAGAATTAGTTTAGCGTGGGCTTCTACGTCTTTAAAACCCCTTTACAGGGTAAAGGGTTTTAAAGACTTAAGAAGCCCCCCACCGTGACGGAGACAGCGAATGTATAATATTCATGCCAAGGCCGTGCAAGATTATTCTAGATTGTCAAGCGACAACCTTGCCGATGTTGTGTTGATGGTTGTATTGAGTATACAACAGCCGTGGTTTGCGGTTGGCGACCAGCTAAAAGATGTAAAACTAAATGGCATCGACTCTAGATTTATTTGGGGTAACAAAGCAAAAACATATAGGTCACTCATGTCCCGCAAAGAATTTATTTATTCTCAGTATCTTGCAGTGCTTAACTCAAATAAATCTGATGATGACAGGGCGCTATCATTGATGAATATATTCTTGCAAATTGATGGGTTAGGTATGGCAAAAGCTGGCTTTGTCTGCCAACTAACTGCGGGGCTTGTTGGTTGTATTGACATCCACAACATCCGAATGTACAATATCCCGATGAAAGATTTAAAATTATCTAAGTCTTTAAAGTCAAAAGCTATAAAGAATCGTCGTGTTATGAATTATATTTCTATATGTCACGACATTGGTACAGAAAAGTTATGGAATACTTGGTGCGATAGTCTTGCTACTAAGTCTAAAAGATTTGAGGATGGCTTTCATGTATCCCAAGTACATTACAGCTATCTTCAAGATGCGGTAAACCTTTAACTAACTGGAGACATATTATGTCAGAAGTAATTTCTATCTTTGGTACTCATCGTCCAGCAGATCCTTTTGCTGGTAAAGGTTACGGTGTTGCTGACTTTCCTGTTGCAACCCGTCCAATGCTTTACTTCAATGATGACACCGACCAGTGGTACGAGTCATCAAAAGTTGCTGTTGTTCGCACAGATACTATGGACGAGCTTGGTGTTCATGGTAAAAACTATAAGCCTGTTGCACCCCGTGAATTGATTGACGCTCAACGTGCAATCATTATGCGTAGTGGTTTAAAGACTGACGGCATCGTTGAAAAGATTGAGTGCAGTCACAACGGTGCGGCGACATTTGTAAAGTAT